CTCAATCACAATGTTGGATACATAAACAGCCATTATTTTATGATGCTAATATACCTCTAGCTATTTATATTATTTGTTTAGGCTAGTTATTTTGAAGGAATTGTTTAAGTAAAGTCTTTATTTCATCAATATCTCTCTTCATTTCATCCAACTCTTCTTTTTGAGACTTTTGTCTTTCTATGGATGCAAGTCTTTGATTATATCCAGAGGTATCGGTACTCACTATTGCTCCAGTATCCTCATCTCGAAAAAGATGAGGATGATCTTTAACCTTTATTAATCTTGTCATTTTAATGCTATAGTTCTAAAGTTTCTAATTATTGGATAATTTGCTTGATCTGTTGATGACATGACGACTTTGATTTGATATCCACTGAAATCACCCAAATCATTTGCAGTAAATTCATATTCTAAGTATTGATCTTTTTCACTTGCTGGAACTCTAACATCGGGTCTTCCATCATTTAATGATGAATTAACAACCTTTAAAGATCCTTCAGAAGTTGACTCAAGATTATTAAATCCTGGGAAGAGTTCAAATTCTTGTTCAACTCCAACAGAATCTTCTCTAACCAAACTATAGAGAACTCTAATATCTGCGGGATCTGGTCTATATGCATCCAATATAACTTTGAGGGATGATGCTGGTTTTGCCAGACTAATTAAATTAGAAACATAAACAGATTCGTGTGGATCATTATCTCTAGAATTTGTAGAAGAATCTGTAACATAATTCGTTACAGGTCTATTAATATTGTCTGAAATAAATTCTACAACAGAATCATCTAGTAATATCATTGGTGATAGATTTTCATTGGTTGTATTTAATGTTACCGTAGAATTAAAGGATCTTTTTCCAGAAACATTATCAAATGCGGATTGATTTAATTCATTTGATCTAGAACAAACTATACGTACAGAATTTAAATCATTTTCTTGATTTGGAATTACAGGTTCTACAGTATTTTGAAGGTTGAAAGAAACTTCACTTCCACTAATACTTGTTCCTGTTGTAGTTCTAATATTTGAAGATACTGAAGTTTCTTTTCCTGGAGATATAATGTTAAATCTGGGATTAATTCTATTGAACATAATATTTTCAGATGCCTTAATTTCAGTGCCACCACCGATTAATTCAGTTCCAAATGACACTTGTGGATATGTACCATCTGTTGCTCTATTCAGTCCTATTGCTTTTCCTTCAATAGTTGATGTTGCTGATCTATCAACTTCAATAAAGTATGAATCACTTTCAATTCCAGTATCAGAAATGTCGTAAACTATTCCATTAATTCTTCTAAGAGAAATTCCATTAAATTCATATTTCATTATTTGATCACCTATTTCGTGAGTTTCTACGACTCCCTCAACTCCTCTGGTGTCGATGGTTAACTGATTTGAAGTTGCGGTGCTATATCCAATGACTTCATCTCCAATCTTAACATATCCAATATTTACGGAATTAACACCTTGACCTTCAAAAGTTTCAAATATAGAAGAATCCTCAACTTGAATTGTTCCAGAACCACCGGTTGTAGCAGAAAGTTGTTCTGTTAATGTTGTTGGTGCCGTATCGGATATAATATCATTTAATACCAATTTATTATTATTTGCATACATTCCATGATTAAAATGTTCTACCTGCAAATAATTTCCGGAGAAAATACCACCATCTTCAGTTGAAGTTAGGACATCAGTATTACCAAGAGAGACTGTAGTGGTATCAGTATCATAATAAATCAAATCTCCCGTTGGAATTGAACCCTGAACATTTGTGAGATATAAAGTATCAACATCACCACTAGCAGTAACTGTAATAACAGCATCTCTACCAGTTTGACTAGAACCATTTACAATTGAAACAACGTCTCCAGTTGCATATCCAGTTCCTGGATTATTAACAGTAATTCCTGTAATAATACCACCGGTCTGAGTGATATCGACTGTCAATCCACTACCACTACCAAAGACATTAGTTGTGGCAGAATTGGTACGATTTGTATAATTTAAACCACCCGTGGTTATTCCAACACTAGCAGCACTACTTCCTACAGAAACAATAGTGCCAAAACTATTTCCTGCTCCAGCAATTCTTCTACCAGCAGTCAAAATATTCACCAAAGGATCACTAGAAGTAATTGTAGTAATACCAAGAGTTACATTTTTTGGTAATGCTGTAATTGCATTTTCTTGAAGTGTAGGAATATATCCATTACTTGAATCGAGTGGTGGATTTCCAAAATGCACAATACCCGTATTTGCAGTGAATTTTGCTTTATAAAGTTTAAATTTGAGATCAGATTTTTGGGCTGGTGTCCATGTTGAACCATTCTGTGATTTAAATAAACTTCCCATCGCAAATTGTCTGGAATATTTTATTGCCTGGGAATTTGGAAGATCCTTAGTTTCAATAGTTTTTTCTCCCATTTTTGCAGTCCAAACTTCATATTGATCTGAATTTGGTGCAAGCAATACTAATGCATATTCTTGACCTGGTGGAAGGAAAATTGGTTGATCAAATACTACTCTAGTTGCAGTTTTTCCATCTGTTGAAGTGTTTATCTCACTTGGTGATAAAGTTTTTCCTTCAGCAATTCTAATCAAAGTTGGTGTTCCAAGTTCAACTGATCTTATCTCAACTGTAACAGGTTCATTACCAGATGGTTTTGATGCGAAGAATAAATCCACTTCTGTTAGGAATACTCCATTATCATCATCATTGTCACCACTAAAATCAGGTGCCTCAATATCTCTACCAACAGTGAAAGTTTGTGCCAGAGGATCCACTCTACGAGTGTTTATTCTTGTTGCAGATGTAGTTATAGTTGTAGTTATAGTAGTTACTCTCTGCAATTCACGGAATGTGCCTCTTGCAGTATAAGTTGCATCACCTGCAGAAACCAAAGTGCTACCTGGTAACGGAGTTTGATTAGTGGAACTACTACTTAATCTAAATGTTTTCTTTCCTGTAAGAATTCTTGGATTTGGTGCCGGATTTACGTGTGGATTTTTAATAAAGAATGATCCAAATAATGTGCCATTAATATCAGAAATAAGTCTTAAGTCTTTGACATAAGCAATTGCACCACTAGTTTGTCCAACAATTTTTGCACCTTTTTCAACATATCCACTAAAACTACCTTGTGCTTCTGATGCCAAGGCATTTAAGTCGATATTTATTGTTTTGGATGATTGGCTGTATCCAGAAGGTATAGACTCCGATGTTACATATGGATTTGTAGTATAAGTAAATTTTGGAGAATTGAACTTTCCTTTTTTATGATTTGATTGTGCCAATCTAAATGTTCCTATTCTCTTTCCATCATTATAAACTCTTACTGTTTCTCCTTTTTGGAAAGCACCATTAGAAGAACCGTAATTGTCTAGAGTATTAGAGTTTGCAATTTCAATCAGTTTTGGAATAAAATCTAAGTTACTGTGATTATCCAAGAATTGATAGTGTCTCGCAAGAGGTCTGAATAATGTTCCGAAGAAAGAAACGTTTCTGGAACGAATATATTTTTCATCTCCAGAAGAAACAAGAACCGTATTGACATTGGTGCTCGTTGCTCTCCTTGCGGTTCTCTCTATTCTAGTAGTATTACCGCCAGTAGACGTTGTATTCGTTATCGTTCTTGTCACACCCAGATTTCGTCTTATCGTTCTTTCAACTATACGAGGTGCAAGTCTTATTGTCCTTGTCCAATTATCTTTGTCTGGATTTAATCTAACTATTCCATTATACTCTATAACATGGAATGGGTTTACATTTTCAACTCTAGTAGCAAAACTTTGATTTAACCAATCAACTGAGTCATATTTTAATGTGACCGCATTGCCTGTTTTTTGTACATTTGGATCTAACAGATCATAATTTTCCTCAGAATCAAACAGACTTAATGGTTGCTCTACAGCTGCGACTAATTTTTGTTGTAAAGTATTTCTAAATGCAGTTGGTCTCAGTTCTCCATTATTGGAATTAGTGGTCGTTAAATTATTATCGGATAAAGTATTATCATTAAAAGAATCTACAAAAATTCCACTCTTAAATCTATTATTTCCTTCACTATCTTCGATTCTTAAAGATTCTGTGCTAAGTTCTAATAAACTTAAAGATGTAAATCTCTCTAAATTCTCAACTCTGTCTTCAAGATTGCCAATATCTCTCATGGTATATCTTCTATTATCTATCATGCTAACTTCAGCATCATCAGTATTATAAAGATATGCAGGAAGTCTAACCTCTGCTAACTGCATTAGGCTAGGATCTTCATTTACCGGTGGAACTGGTTCTATCGAAGAAACTCCTCTTCTAGTAATAACAGTTCCAAATTTGTCAATATATACTCTATCAATTCTAGGAAGATAAAAATCATATCCAACAACAGATCCTTCACCTGGTTTCAAATTAAACTTTGGTTCTGTTCCAAAATTAGATGTTCTTGATGTAAAATCAAATGGTGATGATGTTGTTACTGAGAAAGTTCCAACTCTTGGTCTAAAATCTAACGTATCAGAAGATCTTACCTGTCTTGGTCCAATTGCAGGAATATCCTCGGAAAATCTATTTGCATCATAACTAAGAACAGTAAACACATCACCATTATCTGATGCTGGAACTGTATAATGATCATATACAATTAATAATCTTCTTTCTGGGATCTGAGTCCCAACTCTGACTAATCTAGAATAATCATAGTATTCATTTCTTTGACCTTTATCTAAGGTAAAATTATTTGTAATATTTTTATATTTTCCAAATGTTATTTGAATTACATTTGAAATAATCCCGGATTCTTTAAATGTTACAACTTCTCCCACTGAAAATGTTTGATCATTCAAATATACAATTCCAAGATTATTTGAAGGAATTGATGGTGTTGCTGATGAAGAAGAATTTTGAACAATTCTTGCCAAAGCTCCACTATCGGAACCAATAATATCTTCACCAATAATTGCGTCAGTATCTACTTGAGATATTGATGAAAATTCAATTCTATCTAAAATAGGATCAGCAGTATTTGTTGATTCATATACTGAGAGAACTTTAGCAACATCTGGGACGTTTAAAGAAATTTGATCGTCTTGAACTCTTAATCCATAATATGAATTATAAGTCAATCCATCATTGATTGAATCACTAGTTGCTGCACCGGATTGAACAAGTGTAGAAAGATTTACAATGCTTAAAGCACTTCTTGTATATTCTTTGATCTTACTTTGAATACCATTCTTTTTAAGAGTTGCATTTACAACTGCATTACTACCATTATTCAATCCTGTAATAGTTACATCATTTCCATTTAAAGTAAAGGAATCTGATGTTATTGTCCCGATTCCTCCACCACTATAGTGTACAGAATATCTTTCTTGATCAAATGTTTCAAATGATGCACTAGTAATTCCAGTTATATTGGATAAGTTAAATGTTACTGAATTTCCAGAAATATTTAATCCCGTAATTTGTCTAGTCACAGATAATTGTGATCCAGAAAGATTTACTGAAGAGATATTAGAATCTGGAAGACTTGCAAAAAGAGAAGCATTTTCATTATTTCTTAGTTCTGGAACTGCCAATTCAATATTGTAAGTTCCATCTGCACCTTTGCCTCCATCAAAGACATTGGATACAGAAGCGATATTGGTTACCGTTATTGTGGTTAAATTTCCACCTACATCAGAAACTCTGTTATATCTCAGATTAGTTCCATCTTGATATCTTATAACATCACCTTCTTTAATACCGGTGAAAAGTTTTCCTGGACTACTAAAGACACCTGTAGAACTTACAAAGTTTGCTTGAGTAATTCCTTCAATCTGTCTTCTACTAAGAACAGTATCTGCTGCAAATCCTGGAAATCCAGCTGCATTTTGTGCCACAGACTTAATATCTCTGATACCATAAACATCAAAACTCTTTAATGCTAACGATGCATCAACACCATTAATTGTTATTTGTTCATCAGCAACAAAAGTTCCTGATGTCTGGTAAATATTTAATTCTGCACTATTAGCACCTGCTGCAACTGCAAAACCACTTGCCCCACTACTTTTACCTTGTATAAAGGACGTTTGAGGAATTTCTGCGGCAGATACATTTCTATTAAATGTTAGAGATGTATAAGTTTGAATATCATAAAGATACAAATCCCATTGAGTTTCTTGATTTGAATAAGCAGCATCAGTTAAATTGAACGTATATACCCTTGCTTGTCCAATTACCTTTTGACCAGATGTATCTGCTTTAAATTGTGTTTTTAAAGTTACAATATCATTTTCTTTTGGTGCACCAGCAACATTATTAACTCTTAAGAGATGTCCCATTTCAAACGGAACATTGATAGATGATACATTTTCAGTATCTCTTGGTTTTTCTACATCAACCGTTGATGTTCCGTCTATTTCGACATCATAACCAGCAACATATGCTTTTCCGGGTGATACATCAAAACACATTAAATCATCGGAAGGAATATTTCCCTCCTCTGTTGTTTCATTTTCTAAAAACAAACCATCATTATCAATTCTATCATTCAATGAATTTAAAACTTTTAGTTCAAACTCATCAACTGTATAATGTCCCGACTCGTCAAATGTTCTTTCTGCAATATAATCTCTGATAATATTATATACAGTTTTATCAACTATTTTCTTGATCTTTCCATCATCAGATCTGAAAATTTCTATAAAATCAGTATCATTAAAATCTGTTAATGATTTTTTAATTAAATTTAATGAAATTTTGAATCTATCTGCACCCGGTGCTGCAAAATTTGTAAAACCCTTTGCATTATCATACAAAGAATCATCATCTTTGGCATTAATAGTTTCTTCTTTTATATTAAATCCTACTCTATACGATGGTGTATTCGTATAATAATCTAATATAAGAGTTTGTTTTGGAACATCAACAAATGTTCCTCTTACAAAATAAACTCCATTATCAACAGACAGTGCAGAACCCGTAGATGTTGCATCAGATGCAATTAATGATGCAAATGCTGTTCCGGAAGAAATTGTGGTATTGCCATATTTTACATTCTCATTAGCAATCAATAATTCTCCATCCTCAAATACAGATGTTTCAGAATCATTACCTGCTGCAGAATATTTTACATATATTGTTAAGTATTCTACAAGATCAGACTCACTAGTAAATACTACATTTTTAACACTAGCAGTTACACCAGAACTTTGACCAGTTATCGTTTTTCCAATAAAATTCTTAATGTAAAGAGAAACATCTACTCCCAAATTAGTAGAATTTAATTTTACTGCGGAATAGTCATTATCAAAAGTTATACCTCCAGGTATAACCATAGATCCTTCTTTAAAAATATTACTTCCAAAAGACTCTACTTGATTTTGTAAAATAGACTGGAGAGTAGTTAGTTCTCTAGCCTGAACTGGAAATCCTGGTTTAAATAAAACTTTATAGAAGTTTTTATCCTTATCAAAGTCATCATAATATGGACTGATATTTAAGTCGGTTTTTTGTGCCATCTTTTTTTAGAATTCCAGAATGATTTTAACGTCTTCTTTTTGTCTAGAGTCTCTTTGAACTTCGGGTCGATTATCGATGTAGATTATATCCCCTGTCTTTTTATTTATCTCAGGATTTGCGAGTCCATTTGAGAAAGTAACTCCCAAATTAATTTGTTTAGAGTTAACAGTTATAACACTACCGTTCAAACCAGTATCAATTCCTGCTGATCCTCCAGATGATGAAAAACTAATGTTATTAGTAGAATTAAATGTGGTTATACCTGCTGTATCTAAACTTTGTGTTTGATCAGTTTCATTACCAAAACATAAAGATCTATCTTGATAATATTTTAAAACTTTAGTTTCCTCATCAAAAGAAGCAACATAACCTCTCGCTTCAACATTACTGCCTTGATTTTGAGTAATTTTTTCTCCAATAGTCACAGTTCTGGAGGTAGTTAATCCAACAGCAAAAAGTGATGAAAATGTATTTCCGGTAAACGTCACACCTGTTCCTGCAAATTGTTCAGGATTTTTTATAATACCAACCTGAGCAAATTTTGTATCTATAGGAAAATCTTTTGTCGAATTATCAAATCTAGCATACAACAATACTCGATCAGTCCCCAACTCTTTGTAAACATTATATCCATGTCCTTTAGATGGGGGAATAATTGGAATTAATTTTGACCCAGATCCAGAATTTGTACTTAAATCAATAATTCCATAAGTGTATCCCTTTCCACCTTGAGTTACCTGAACACTAGTTATGACTCCACCAGTTGTTGTTATAGTAACTTCACCACCACTACCATCACCTAATATAGATGCAGTTCCGTCACTATATCCTGTACCACCGTTTTCAATATATACTGTCTTTATCTGATTATCATTAAGATCTGAATTGCCACCATTCCTAATAATTACAATATCAGAATCTGTCGTGGTTGTCCAGTTATTTGGAACAACAATAAACTCTGTAGAGTCAAATTTTATAACATCTGATGGTGAAACTTTGAAAAGATACTTCCACTTATATCCATCGGCAAGAAGAACAGGTTCCGCATCAGTATGTGTAGGTTCAACAGTTGATCTAGGAACAGTTGGATTTAGACCAGATGTTCCATTTTCAATACAAATATAAACTTTAAAGTCACTTGTAATTACATAATAATTTGCATCATACAATTTTAATGCTTTACTAACAGGTGCTATGTTAGTTCTATCGGCATATTGTCCATAATCATGCCTATACATGTCATATTGATTATTTGAGACCCATTCAATTTTCCTTATGACTCTTCTGGCATTTTCTGTGGTAATTTTTTTACCAAACAAACTAGTATCTCTATAATGAGATAAATGTTGAAAATTATCTACAGGATTATTAGTTGTGCTTGAATTCCAGTTAGAAGTTCTACCAAATCCAGGACTTGGGGTCGTTGGATTTGAAAGACCTAAAAAGGCGTAATAAGAGTTATTACTGATGGACTCTACAAAAGAATCAGCATTCAATATTCTAAATTGATCTGTTACGAATGCAGACATATTAATTGTTTTTTAGATATTTATACGATAATATTAATTTTCAATTTTTGGAAGAGCACCGGTATTTCTAATGTTAATTCCACCTCTTCTTTGAATAGTTGGATATGTTGACAATCCAGAAACAGTATTACCGGTTACACCAATAGATATTGGACTTGAAGATCTTGTTCCTCCAGACAATCTACCCCATGAATATCTTCCAACAATATTACTAGGATAACTTCCAGTAGTGGTAATACCAACAATATTTGTATTGGAATGTACATTACAAGTTATAACTCCTGTATATACATTCGCCGATACCTGTGATGATGAAAAACTAGAAACATAATAAATGTTGTCTAAGCATGTAGTTCCAATACCAACAACCGCAGAATCTGAATTGTCGATTGATGTAACTCCATTGCCGACGTTTGTATCGTGAATGTAGATAGGATATCCAGTTGTCAATCCACTCAAGGTGGTATTGGTGTCAATAATTGAAAATACAATAGCTAATGGATTTGATCCAGATCCTGTAGATGTTGTAATTCCGGTAATAATTCCGGAAGAACCATTTATAGCACTAAATCCAGTAATTTTTTCAATAAGACCAGTTGAATATCCAACTGTAGAAATTCCATTAATAACCAGTGCATCACATGGTGTGGAACCATCATCATATGGAACAAGTGGTGCCGCAGCAGCATTTACTTTGTCTTCATATTCAAAAAGTTCTGCGTTATCAACGAATACTGCAGTATCGGTTGTAGACACATCTTTAATAATTTTCGCAGTTGGGAAAATTAAGGGTTCTAATACATCTCTTGATTTACTTACAAATTCACCATTAACTTTTTTGTCAGATTTTTGTTTAATCCAAGAAAGTGGTTTGAAATTAGTTTCATCAATTCCCTGATTAAAATATCTATTGGTTTCGAATTTGTCGGAGAATGCTAAATTATAAACCGTCCTCTTATTTTGAGTTACTGTATTTGGTACAGTATTATTACTAATAACTTGAACCTTATCACCAGTTTTTATGGTTGGTTTGACATTATCTACCGAACTGGAATCAGTTCCATCAACACCTTTATAAAAATAAATTTCAACTTCATCTGTTGGCAGAGGTGCTTTGGTGAATACGAAAGAAGTTCCACCATTAAAGACATAGTTAGTTACTGGTTTTTGAAGAATACCATTTATAAAGATAATTAAAACATTGTTAATATTTTCTTCAATTGGAGATCCTTCTTCTGGTTCAAAACTGAGAAGTTGACCATTGTAATTAAGTGGGAATCTTTTTCTACTTCCATTCTGAAGATTTTGAATGGAATCTATGTAATCAAGTTCACCAAATTCCCATGCTGCAAAGTTGTCAGAATATGTATCAATTACTTCAATTGTAAAATCTGTTACTGGAGATGATAATGTGGAGGCAGTAACTAAACCAACTGGTTTAAAAATATCACCTCTTCTAAATGCATAACCAGGTCTTGAGAAATTAAATTCTTTTACTTCAAAATAAGTTGAACCTATTCCTACATTTGTAGAAGCTCCACCAACTATAACATCCATTAACAATCCAATGCCTGTAGTTGTTGTATTACCAATACCCTCTCTATAAACACCAGTAATGGAGAGATTGTCATATGATGGATCAGATACAAATATAGATGGACTTGTGTATCCTGTTCCTGGATTTGAAACATTGAAAGTTAGAGTTCCACCAGCACCGACATTTGCGGTTGCTGTTATCACTGCTGGAGTTCCTGAATGATCTTTTTCGAAAACACTTATACCAATAGAAACTAATCCATTATATCCAGATCCAAGGTTGTCAGTAGTTCCTAGTCCCACAGATACAATAGTTCCACCAGCACCAACAACAGCAGTTACAGAAGCACCTACGAGTGGGGCAAATCCAAGTCCTGGTGTAGAACCATAAGAAACTATAATTCCACCCCTAGGTGTCTCATTTTGATTTACATCAGAATCAGAACTTATAAATTCGATAACATTATCAGTTCTATTACTAGTAATTCCAGAGAATGATAAAGTTGTTATTCCTGATGTAGTATTTTCTAAAATCTCATAGTTAAATCTAGATGGATTATTATCAGTTTTTGGTGATTGATAAATGTTGTTGACAAAAACAAGTCCATTAGATCCTTCTGTTCCAATACCAGTAGTGTTAGCACCACCAACTGTCAAAGTAAACGTTCTTCCTATTCCAGTAAATTTATCTGATATATCATCATAAACTTTATTGTTTTGATAATTTGATTTTAAAAATACTCTTCCATTAAAGGAAGATGTCTCAAAGTCTAAATTGGAGCTAGTTTTATCAATTTGAGGATTTCCTCTTGGAGGTTCTGTGAAATGAATTTCATCATCAACAATATTAAATGATCCTCTATAAATTTGAACATTCGTAGAATTGGTATGAGTTGATGCAGAAGATCCAACAAATCCTCTATCAACCTCTACAAGTTTTACACTTCCACTATTTGTGATTGGTCCAACGGTAGTTGTTCCATTTCCAACATTAGTCACTCCCATGTATTCATTATCAATCAGTAAAACATCTTTTGGATTAATTGATGAAATTCCACTTAGAGGGATGATAGTAGTAGTAATTCCTAAATTCCCAGACAAGGTGTGAGTTATTCCAGAAAATGCTAATGGATATTGGACAAGTTTGTCAATATTAATTAAACACTTAGTATTTCTTTCTTTCATAGTAAATCTATGAGCATTTCCTTCACCTAAAGAAGTAAACGTTGTTCCAATACCACTTTGAGCTGCTGTAGTTGTTATTGCAACTTTAAAAGTATCTTCTGTCAATTTAATTGCATATACTGTAGATGGCAGAACATCAGTTGCACTAGTCATCATCGCACTAGTACCAACTCCAACAATAGTTGAATTTGGAGTATAGATCAATTCTTCACCGGTCATAAAGAAATGATCCTGAATAGTAAATATTCCCGTTGTTTGTGCTAATGCTACAGAATTTGGATTAAACTCTTTTGAGAAAATTGGTGTAAGTTTATTATTCAGTTTAAAATTAGTTCTGTTGATTCTATCACCATTAATTGAGTTATAGAATTTTTCATCAATACTTTCAGTTACAGCACCATAAGATAAATCCGAATAATTATTGGTAGAATCTAAATCCGAATAAAGAGATTTATTGAATATTTCAATATCAACTTGTTGATTTTGATTATCTGGATAAAATTTCAGAATTAAATTAGATCCAGACACTTCTCCACCAAATGTTCCAATACCAGATAAAGTATCAAGAGTATTATTGGTAGTATCTACTGAGAGGAAAGGCAATTGTTGAGTATAAACATCGGTTCCATCAAATAGCATCATAACTTGATGAAGTGCCTTACTAGAACCTACACTGACTTGTACTAAAGATTTCGATGCATTAAATAATGTCTTATCTAAAGTATGAACAGTCGTAGATGCGGAAGATACCGTGGATTGATAATTTGAATCATAAATTATACTTCTTTCTTGTCCATCTGATTGACCTGGTGATTTAAATCTATATGTTCCAATTCCAGATGTAGTTGTTCCAAATCCAACAATATTGGTTCTTACGTTAATTGTGCTTGATGTAGTATTTTCATGTTTTATTGATAAAATTCCACTGCTCAGATCGGAATAAAACGTTCCTATCGAATCACCTGTTGACGCACTAAGAGTATTATCAATATAATAATCTGACATGTAACTATTTGTTCCATCATGTGCAACATACAATCTCACATAATTCATATCATTTGTGAGTGTATTGAT